ACCAGCGGATTGATGGATTCGCTTCTGCCTGTTTGGACAGAGATTAGTTCTGCCCTGGCTCCGGTGATTGACCTGATTAAGGAAGTTGTCTCTTCAGTCATGGGTGGCATGTCCGGAACTAATGTTTCGGGCTGGAAGCTGTTCGGCGAGGTTGTTGGAGTAATCGCAGGTTCAGGCTTGCAGCTTCTTGTCGAGGTTCTGAAAGTCCTCATTGTTCCCTTAAAGATGGTCTTTCAGATTGTCGGAGCTTTGGCGGACGGTTTCAGATGGCTTGGCAAGGCAATCGGTGAATCTGCTGGATGGATATATGTGACTATTGCCGCCATACCAGATGCTGTCAGCGGCTTTGTGGATAGCGTGGTCGGTTATTTCACATCACTTCCGGACAGGGTCATGAACGCTCTTATGAATCTTGCTCCTGTTCAATGGATCAAGTCCGCCATTGAAATGGGCGGCAGCCTTATGGATGCGGGCAAAAATCTTCTGACAACTTTCATTGACGGGGCCTGGCTGACACTTACGACATCTGTCGAGACCATAAAGACGACAATAATCGACCTTTTCAGCGGCCTCAATTTGTTTGAATCAGGGGCCAAACTCATAAGCACTTTCACCGAAGGCATAAGATCGGCTCTTTCAGTGCCTGCCCAGCTTGTGGAAACAGGGCTTCAAAAAATCAGAAACCTTCTTCCGTTTTCAGACGCCAAGGAAGGGCCATTATCAACCCTGACACTTTCAGGGGTAAGGATGATGGAAACCCTCGGCACAGGAGTCAGACAGGCGGCTCCTGATCTTCAGGCGACTGTCGCTTCATCCCTGGCCCTTAAAATGCCTGAGCCTGGCAGCGGAGTTCCAGCTCCTGCCCTGCCTGAAATCGTCATGGGCGATAGCGCCAAAAATACAAAAACCACGAACGAAGCAGGAAAAAACAGAAAAATAGAAGTGCATATCAGATCGCTTGTATTGCCTGAAGTAAAGGACTCCGACGGATTTGTCACTGCCCTGAAAGGAATGGTGGAAGCTCATGGCTGGTAGAATGCTGACCTATGAAGACGGAATCGTGATGCTGAACGGAGAGATTTTGCCCGGTATTTTGAAGAATCAGTCTGTTCGGGGATCTGTCCGGTTTGATGAAACAAAACAGGACGGAGGCGGATCAGGCAAAGTCAAGGTGGCCATGGGATGGGAAGACGCTGATGTGTCGCTTACGCTGGAGCTTCTGACCGATGACCAGAGCACCTGCTACGACAAGCTTGCAAAAATCAATTCCATATTCAAAGGCCACGACTCAGGAGGCAGGCCAGGCGTTTACTCCGTGAACAATCCCATGCTTACGGCAATGGGAATCAGGCAGGTGATTTTCTGTGACCTGGATGCCATGGAGTCTGACCATGACGATGTAATTGACTGTCAGTTATCCTTTGTCGAGGAAGGAATAGATATCCAGACAGTGGAAAACAGAGCCTCAAGCGGAGACAAGGCTTCGACAACCCTGACAAAAACGCCAGGCGGAACAAAGCCTGATCCAGGGCCTGATACGGCTATAAATGTGGATGTAATGTAATGAGAATATCCGTTTTGCATCAGCAGATTGACATAGGGGGCTTGAGCTTTAACCGGGCGCAAAGACTCCGCATCATATCAAGGAGGCATTCTCCTTTGACCATGATGGAAATAGCTCTGCCAGATCCGGACAGATATCTGTTCCGGACTGTGAAGGCAAAAGATCAGGTTAAGATCGGGCTGGGCTACAGGGAGCAGGAGGCGGGAATCTGGAAAGGTTCTGTTTCGTCAATAAAACCAGACCCGGCAAAGGATCAGATACTAATCACGGCTTGCGGAGAAGAGCTGCCGCTGACAGCGACAAGTGTTGTCCATGCCTTCGAGAACGAGCCAGCCGAGGCCATAGTAAAATGGCTGGTGAATAAAGCAGGGCTGACCGCCGGGCGCATCGATGCGCCGGGAGTGATCATTCCAAGGTTTTCGGCAAATAATATTCCTGTGTGGCAGGCAGTGAGGCAATGCCGGGTAACATGCCGGAGGGCTTCAAACAAGGATATGAGTCGCTGGGCTATCTGGATGGATGGAGAGGGGAAAATCAACTGGGGTGATTTCGATGAAGAGACAGACTCAATCCCGGTGATCGCCACTGGAGCCGGGCTTATCAGCCATCGTCCTGTGGAAAACGACTCCGGACTGAGCGTGGTCGAGAGTTTTTTATTGCCTCATCTGAGACATTCCCAGCTTTTCAGGCTGGAAGACACAACAAGGCATAAAAGCGGGGATTACAGAATTTTGTCTGTTGTCCACGAAATTCAGGAAACAAAGGCCAGAACTTTTATTTCTTACGGAGTCGAATATGAACCCTGCTGAACTTAAAGAAATGCTCAAGAAGGCCATGGAAATATGCATGCCTGATTTCAGGGCATTTTACAGGCTGACCAAAAAAGCCAGGGTCGTAAAGGCTTATGAGTCTGACGGAAAATACTGGGCCGATGTTCAGCCGCTCAGAAATGACGAATCCGTGGATGAAAACGAACCTGTGGTTTCAAAGGTTGAAATCCCTGTGATCTGGGCAGGGCCTGATCGCGGCGTAATTTGTCCGCCAACAGAGGGCAGCTATTGTGATCTTTCTTATTATGATGGAGATCCCAATTATCCGAGGATTTCAAATTTCAGATGGCACGGAAACAAAGCGCCTGGCTGTGAGACCGGAGCCTTCATAATTCAGTCCGGCCCTGGCTGTCATATTAAAATAGATGCTGAAAAGAACATCATTCAGGTCACACCCTCGGACATAAATATGAAAGCAGGCGGAAGCATGAAAATTGAGATTACAGGCGACGTAATCATAAACGCTGGCGGCTCAGTGGCTGTGACAAGCACTGGAAATGCCACGGTACAGGCTGCCGAAGTAAGCATAAAAGGCGCAAAAATCAGGCTGAACTAAAGGAAAACATCATGGCTTTTTGTCCGTTTTTGTCACTGAAAATTCAATCGATTAAGACCCAGCTCGTTGATCAGGTCGGGAAGGTTTACACAAGGAATCCATCTGGCCAGTATCTGGATGCCGAAGGTAATTCCCTGGAAACCAACGAACCTGTCGCAATAGCATCTGCCCTGGCCAAAGAATCGTTGGTAATAAGCCTCAGGGATTCCGCAGGCAATATTTATGCGCCTGATTCAGAGACCGGAAAATATCTTGATCAGGAAGAAAAGACAGCCTTTGAAAACGAGTCTGATCTGTCAATGGCTGTTACCGAAGGTTCTGAATATGGCTTTTTCAGATGCCCTGAAGATGGTTCATGCAAGCTCTGGGATGTGGTCAACAGCAGATGCGGAATGATGGGGTCTGACGCCTTGCTTAAGATGGCGGGCCAATCATCAGGAAGCAAGCCTCCCAAGGCAGCTATTCTGGTCAACGAATATATGGGCGCAGAAGATTTGGACGGAAATGGTCTGATCTATGGAAAGACTTTTTATATCAAGGCTGATTCAAGGCCTCCCATGCTGGCCAGCTTGCCTGAAAAGGGATCTGCCCTGACATGGGATGAATATCTTCAGACCCTTGCTCATTAACCCATAAAGTTTTTTGCGGAGCTTTTTTTCAAAAAAGCGACCCGCCGGAGGCCACAATAATGCCAGGGATAGCCTTAACAAATGACCTTGTAATCGGAATTTGCAGCCACGGCCTCAGATGTTGTCCCCACGCTGTTGTGGGATACCACGGTTCAGGATCTCCGGACGTTTCTGGCAATGGCCTTGGTGTCCAGAGATCCGGGGACTTCGGCACACATACTTGTCCGCATTGCGGAGTCTACATGGTGATCGGGGGATCACCGGATGTTTCCGCAAACAGCAAGGGCGTGGCAAGGGTCGGCGATCCTGTGACCCATTTCTGCGGATCAGGGATCTGCGTGACAGGGTCTGCAAACATTACGGCGAATGGTGAATAATGGAAAATATTTATGGGTTCGACATGCTGCTTGATGAATCCTTGCAGGCTGTTGTGGCCGCAAATGGAGAAGCAGCCATAACCGAGGGAGTCAGGGCGGCTGTCCAGGACATAAGGCTGAGACTGGCCACTCCTCTGGGTTCTCTGTTTTACGACAAGGCATTCGGCTCTGAAATCTATCTTTATGCCAAGGACGAAAACACGGTCACGAACAGAATGGCCCTGGTTAATGAAGTTGTTTACAGGATCGGGCTTGATCCGAGGGTTGTGCCCATGTCTGCCCAGGCCATGGTTTCAGGATGGGATCACACAGGGATTGTTATCCAGGCGGAAGCCAGGCTGATCAACGAGAACCATAAATTCAACCTGGTAATGGAAATCGGCGCAAACATGGAAATGGTGATCAAGGATGTTACTGGTTAAGCAAACACTCGAAAGCATCAGAAGTAGCTTGTTTGAGCGCATCGAGGCGGTTCAGGCTGATGGAGATTTGCCACGACCTCTCAATCTTAACAGAGGGCCTGTCCGTGGTTTGATAGAGCTTTGGGCCTGGGGTCTTTATCAGCTTTATCAGTTTCTTGATTTTGTGCTTAAGCAGGCGTTTCCGTCAACAGCCACAGGTTTATGGCTTGACCTGCATTGCGGTCAGGTCGGGGTTTCTCGCAAGAAGGCCACAAAAGCCAGGGGCAATATTATTTTTTACCGCTCAGACTCTGCTGGCAATGTTCCCATAGCTGCGGGCAGCGTTATCAGAACTCCGCCAGACGGACTCGGCAATGTCTATAGGTTTGTTACCCTGGCTGACGTGGTTTTACAGGATGGAGAAATTGAAACGCTTGTCGCGGTCGAATCAGAATCCTGTGGCTGCGCGGGCAATGTAACAGCAGGCCAGATAAGGGAAATGGCCTCGGTTATTCCTGGCATTGACGGAGTAATCAACCGGGCCGGATGGCTTGCGTCCGAGGCCATAGACGAAGAAGACGATGACAGCCTGAGGCTTAGATATCAGCTTGCCTGGGCCGCGATAAACGGCTGCACCAAATACGCTTATGAATCATGGGCAAGGTCTGTGACAGGAGTGACCGGAGTAAGGATCATGGATAATCACCCAAGGGGTCAGGGCACGATTGATGTTGTGATAAGAGGCGCGGCAGGGCTGCCGACCGCAGAGCTGGTCGCGGCTGTGGATGCTGTAGTTAATGAAAAAAAGCCGATCAACGATGATGTAATAGTCAAAGGGCCTTTGGCGGTGAATGTCCTGATTATTGGAGAGCTTGAACTGACAGGAGGCAATCCTGCGGATATCAGGCTTGCTGTTGAAAACAGAATCAGGGCGCTGTTTTCAGGTGCTGTTGTCAGCGGGGTTGCTCCACTTGAAATCGGCCAGGATGTGACAAGGGATTTATTGACCTTTCTGGTTTTAGGTACTGGATCAAATATCAAAAAGGTGAACTGGGCTTCTCCTGTTTCTGACATTGGTATCCCTGATGACGGACTCGGAGTGCTTGAATCACTGGATTTAACCTGGAAATGGGCTGAAGCCTGATGAGTATATTCTGGAATTATTTCAAAAACGGTTTGAAATACGCGCTGATCTGGCAGCCAGGGCCTTTGGCCACTGTTGTTCAAGGGGCAGCTGATGTTCTGGATTCAGCAAGGGAGTCTGTGCTCTGGGTTCGTGACCAGTTTCTGCCGGACAGATGCGAGGAAGAGAATCTTGACGGGTTCGCGGCATCGAGGGGGATTGTTCGCGCTGCCTATGAAACCGATGATCAATATTACAGCAGGGTAAGGCTGGCCTGGCACTGGTACGTTCTTGGCGGCAGGGAAAGCGGGATCAGGCGCATAGTCGCGGACGCTTGCGGCATAGACACCATGGAGATCATTAATCTCAGGGATACTGATCCGGAGCGCTGGGCAGAATTCCGTGTGAGGATCAATAATATCCAGGGCGACATGCTCACCAAACTGCCCACAATGACCTGGGCCATTAATGAGGTGAAACCAGCCAGGTCGAAACTGGCTGGTTTTGAGCTGGTTCTTTATCTGGAGAAAGCCCAGGCGTGGATTGGGTGCGGAGGGCCAGTGGCTGGAGCGGTTACGACGGTTTATCCACTGATTACCACGGAAATTACACTTGAGCCTGTGATGTTGATGTCTGCCGCAGCAATACAGACAGGCTCTGACACCATCGTATATCCGAAAGAACCGACTTAGGAGGTTTAATGCAAAAATATTATTCGATCATGACGAGCATAGGCGTGGCCAGGTACGCGCAGGCGCTGGTCGACGGTGTTGGTCTTGAAATAACCCATATGGCTGTAGGAGACGGAAATGGGCTGTTTGTCGAACCATGGGAAGGAATGGCAGGCCTGGTTAATGAAGTTTGGCGCGGTGAAGTCAACAGGATAGCTCTGTCAGAGGAAAATCCAAACTGGATTACCATTGAGGGGAAGATCCCTGTGGATGTTGGCGGATGGTGGATAAGGGAAGTTGGTCTCTTTGATTCTGCCGGAGATCTTGTGGCCGTTTCCAATTACCCGCCAACGGAAAAACCTGTCCTTGCTGATGGAGCTGGCCAGGATCTTTATATCAGGCTGCCGCTCGCAGTTGAGAATACATCAGCTATCACACTGACTATAGAACCATCTGTTGTCATGGCATCCAGGCAATATGTGGACAGCATCACAGAGGTGCTTGCCGAAACTGTGAAAGCCGGGCTTCGAAGAGCCTTTTTCTACACAAACACAATGTAGTCTACAAAGATGACGCTCCTACGGAGCTTAAAAGCATTAAGCATTCGTAAAAAGCCCCAGAGAGGCGACATCTTTGTAAAAAAATGAATTCAACCGAAAATAACCCGTAGGGGTGACATCTACAAAGATGACGCTCCTACGGAGCTGAACCCGAAAAACGGATTCATCCGTAAAAAGCCCCAGCGGGGCGACATCTTTGTAGGAGGATTTATGGCTGATCAATACGGACGGTTCGCGGCTTTGAAACCCGCATCAACCGGAGAAATACAGCTTTATGCCTGCCCGGCTGGCAGGTTTTTTCAAGGCAGAGTGTCTGTCTGCAACCAGGCCGGGGAATCGGTTGAATACAGCATAGCAAGGTGTGCGGCTGGCCATGGGGATAACCCGGCCCTCGTGGCCGACTGGCGATGTTTCAATGTCCCGGTCGATCCTGGCCCTCCACACGAGATTACTGTGAATATGGGAGCCGGGGAAACAATACGGGTTAAGACTGGCCAGGCTGACAGCGTCAGCTTTATTCTTGAAGGCTTGCTAATATAAGGAGGAAGAAATGGGTTCATCATTCCCTGCTCAATCCGGCATTCCAGGAGTCAGGCTGGTTGCTAAATCAAAAATAGACAATGTGAATTATTTCGAAAACCTTAACCTGCTGGGAGATGACTGGGGAAGTGCTTTTGTCTCTCCCATGAATACTCTTTTTGGTTCAGGCAACAGCACGTTTAGTAAATTTTCGGAATGGGTTGCCGAGTCAGTATCAAGCGGCCCCGCCGTAGCGGCTAACAGCAAATTGTATACTCCGGGATCGACTACTCAGAGGCCGAGCGTCTACGACGAAGCTGCTAACACTTGGAGCGAGACAGGGCTTGCTTATCCGGATATCAATGATTTGCTTGCTTGCTCTCAAACCGGAAGTTTCGATTATGGCGGCAAATGTTATTACTATGCCAATATATCAACCCCAGCTAATGCTGCATTTAATTTCAGGGTTTATGACCCAGTCCTCAACTCATGGACTGCTTTAGCCTCCCTTCCTGCGACGCCTACAAATCTTATATGTGTCGCGTATGCCTTTATGGGCACAAGCGGTGGATATGCTTATTTTATGCAGGCCGCTAAAAGTACATCTGCTACATATGTACCTTCAAATTTTCCAACAATATACAGGTATAATTTTGCATCAAACGTATGGTCTGATCTGGCTGTAGTTCCGCCGATAATAAATAATGGCGCAGCATCAGGCGATGGTTCTTACTCCAGCGTTTTGCTTAAAACCAACTCAGCATCATGTAAATATTCCGCAACAAAATTTTTAATAAATTTTAAGATATCTAAAATAGACGGGGCTTACCTTCGATCAATATTTCATAACAACATTTTTTTATTCGATACAGTAACCAATCAGTTTTCTCGCTTCTGTAATTTCCATCCATGCATTCAGCCGCCAGGGATTAGTGCGGACTATCTCCAGTCACAGCTTGCAGATACACGAATATTCTATCAGGACGGGGTTCTTTTTATGTGGTCTCCCTTGTTCAGCGGGTTGATGGCTTATGTGGAGGCTACTGGCCGTCAGTATCACGTTCCAATTTCAGCGGCAACGCTACTCGGCCCCATGATTGCCTTTGACAATGGTAAGATCTTTATGTGGGGCGGTAGTTGGGGGATGTCTGCTGTCCAGTCATCCTCTACCCTTTACAACACATCAGGGTTAATAATCGACTTGGCAAAGCTTTCCGCATTCCTGAAATCATCAAAAACAATCGGCATTAAAATGCCTGTGTTTGCCTAAGGAGGGATCAGATGAGCGACATTACTTATGAAATTCTGCAAGGAAACAGGGCAAGGGTGTTCGGACTGGGCCATGACATTATATATCCGACAGATTTACAGGGGCAGCCTTTTTTATCTTATGCGGACGCGGAGGCCTATGCCGTGGAGCAGATTGCGAGGATAAACAAGGAAAAGCTCGGAATCCAATATGCTTATGTCCATGTGACGCTATCTGGTGGAGACGGTCGGAATGATCCAATTGGAGTAGCCAACGACGGTATTGAGGGACTGAATGTCGTTTGCACAGCAAGGCAGAGCGCTGATCCTGGATCTCCTGTTGTTGAATCTCTGCCAGACAGGACATGGCGACTGCTTTTAAGGACAGAAGCCGGAAGCGCTGAATATGAAACCATATCAGCGTCAATGGTAAGCGGAGTCATGTCCTTTACATATAAAACAACGAATCAGCTGGCTGTGCTGGTGAAAATTGACCCGAAAGACATGAACGAAATCTTTGAACTTGGCGGGTTTAAATATGGCATCAGGCTTGTTGGTGATCTTCAATTCAAGGTTTACAGGAAATTATGATGGACAGTGATGGTTGTACCTGCTTTTTTGATGGGAACTGGCGGCCGTGCTGCGTGGGGCATGACTACGAATACGCAGACGGAGGGACATTGAAGGATAAAATTCTGGCCGACTGGAAGCTCTCGAAATGTGTGGCCATGAAAGGCGGAATTAAAAACAAGATCGCTTCTGTGACTATGTTTATAGGAGTCAGCATAGGCGGTTATTTTAGGTATCGGTTCAGGTGGCGTGCCTGAATGTAAAGCTGCTGCATTTTGCAGTTTTTTTAGTTATTGAGTACCATATATATAAGGATTTTATGAACAGTCCCATGGCCTACGTGGGCGGCAAATCAAGACTTGCTGCCCAGATCATCTCGATGTTGCCGGAGCATGAAACATACTGCGAAGTATGCACAGGAGCCGGTTGGGTGTTTTTCAAAAAAGACCCGATGCTTTCAAAATCTGAAGTTCTCAATGATCTGGACGGAGAACTTATATCCTTTTATCGGGTAGTCCAGAATCATTTAGAAGAGTTTTTAAAGCAGTTTAAATGGCTTTTAACTTCAAGGCAGATGTTTGAAGAATGGAAAAGCCAGCTTGAAACAGGCGGCCTGACCGATATACAGAAAGCCGCCAGATATTATTATACACAGAGGCTTTGCTACGGTGGCAGAGTTAGAAACAGATCGTTCGGGGTGTCTCCTGGAAGGGCTGGCAAAATCAACATAATCAGGCTTGAGGAGGAAATGTCCCAGGTTCACATGCGGTTGTCCGGGTGTGTTGTTGAGCATCTTCCGTGGCAGAATCTTGTGGCCAGATACTACAGGCCCGACACCTTCTTTTTTATTGACCCACCTTATTATAAAGCCCCATACTACAACCATAATATGGTTCTGGATGATTATAAGGAAATGGCCGGGATACTTGGAGGCGTGAAAGGCAAGTTCCTTCTGACCATAAACGACCTGCCTGAAATTCGTGAAGTGTTCAAGGACTTCAAACAGCTGGAAGTTAAGCTGAGATATTCTGTCTCTCAAAAAAGTGCCACAGAGGGAAAAGAACTGATCTTCACAAATTATTGATAAATCAAGCCCTGGTCAGTTGTTTTAATTTTTTCTGGTCAGGGCTGTAATAATCGACATATTTTTGACAGGCAATCAGACGGGCTTTTTTTATTCAATTCATGCGGCAGTGGTGCCAAAGCAGACGCAAAATGGTGCCAAAGCGCTCGCCGCTTTACAATATTCACTATTTTTTAGTCATGTCAATACAGCCATTTGATAATTATGTGAGTGTCACAACGAAAATACTGCGCAATCTATTAGGCGTCAGGTTGGAACCAGAATTAATTTAAGCATCCTGCATGGTCGGCGAATCTTAATCTAAATGTGAATCCAAACGACCAGAATCCGACCGGAGCAAAATAAAAAAGCCTGAGCAAAAAATGCTCAGGCTTTATATTTTTAGTGGCGCAAGGCAGTAGTCGAACCTGCGACCTAAGGATTCGTAGTCTTTCAAGCACTATACATCAGTTAAAAAACGCAAACTGTGTAAACGCATTATTTGCGTTTTTCATCGTTTTATAAATCACACGCCTTAAGGCTTACAGACCCCGCAAGGCTTATACCCAGCCTTGATAGCTTCATCCCTTGAAGCAAAATGCTCAGAACAGTTTTTGCAATCGTAATTCTTGCAAGATGCCTGATGAAATACCATAGACTTCGTATTACCGTTAAAGCCTGCTGCGATCTGCTGATTGCTTTGTGCTTTATCAGAGCTTTCATCACCAGCTCTTTTATTCTTTCTGAAATCCCACGGCGCAACCGGGCTATTACCTGCCCATAGTCCAGCTTTCTTACTTTTTGCTTGAGATTCAAGCTGCTGCCACTGAGAACAGAAAGGCTTTTTGCAGTACTGTCCATAGTACCAGGCGAAACCGTTTTTCAGCAGTTCTTCATTCAGCACAGTATTGCCAACTTTTATAACGCCGACTGTACGGCCATATCTGTCAGTATCAATCTTTTCGAGATCAACTGTCTTGCTAAATACAAGATCAGACGTGAACTGTTTTGCCTTCTGCCCATAGTCCTGATGCGATTCAGGGCAATCGACTCCGTATAACCTTACTTTTATCTGCTGCTTTTCGGGGGTTAGGACTGTTACGGTATCACCGTCAGATATGCCAACGACCTTGCCTTCAAGAGCAAATACAGGGGATGAGATAAAAATCAGAAGTAAAAGCCAGCTTGTGGTCAGTATTCTTTTCATATGTATTCCTAATTACAGGGGTGATTATTGAGATCAAGAACTTTTGTTTATCAAAGGTTGGAGGAGGAAACAAATAAATTGTTCAGGTGGTTTAGATTGTGTTAATTATAGCTGTCAGACATGCGAGGCCGTGTTCATATTTATTATGCAAGCATTTGCCTAAAGAGTCTTGACGTCGCTGTATAAGCTTTTCTCTTACGGCAGAGGCTTATAAACGCAAATATTACGTTTACTCAACTTTTGCGTATTGATAACACTTTTTTTATATCTATATTCATATCTGAAGTTCAATAAAAATATCCTAATATAGCAAACTCTCTACTCCGTAGAGTCCGTTAACAACTGCTTTCAATTATTTTTTTGTAGACAACCGTGAAATTTGAAAATCATCATTTAAATAATAAAAATCATCTATAACGCCTTTAAAGGGCAATCCATGAATGATGGGGATAATCCTCCATGATATTGGGAATACCTCAGATAATTTACAGTCTATTTGATTGAAATTTTTTTCAATTACTAAGATATTAGGCTTATTTATTCCAAACCAAAATTGCATAGTCAATTGACTATTTATAATTATATGTGGTTGAGCTTCTTGCATATTTAATGAAGGGGTAATGTAGCCTAAATAACTATTACCATTATTAAAAGTATAAGAGGTCAAGCAAATAAGCTTGTTTACATACTCAAAATGATTGTTGCTTTTTGGCCTGACAGTACACTCATCTTGTTCATTAAAACCTTCTTCATCAGAACAAAACTCCCATATTGAAAATGTCTGCAAGTCTTCAATTGTCAGATCATATATTTGTTTTCTGATCTTTTGAGATTTAGTATCCGTCATTTATACCTTATAAACGCCTATTTGCCACGTCCTATTTCCATGCTACAAAATCAAAAACCAGCTTTTTATAGAATCATATATAGCAATGAGCATATTAGCGGTGTTGTGATATTGTGGTAATTGCAATATCAGTTATCATTTTTTGTGCATTCTCAATTGAGTCAGCTTGCATTATTTCTTGGTGCTTTGCTTGTATTGCTTGATCTACACTATTTAGGTCAGCTTGAGTCAGAATTATCTTTCTTGAATCTAACCATTTATAAAAGTCAGACCCTGGAGAAGATAATGATGTACCCATTACAACAACTGTTCCACCAGCAGCAGCAGTTATTACACCGCCTGTTGCTGCAACTGTTGATCCTCCAGCAACCAACGATGCTCCTGCCGGAGCTCCAGCTCCCATTGTTGCAACTGTTATAACTGCTCCTGTGATAACGATTGCTCCACCAATAAGTTTCCATTTGTGTCTTTGCAAAAAAGTTCTATTTTGATATTCATAAATAGCATTTAAATCATCTAAAAATTGATTGCTGTATTTATTAAACTCATCTTCACGGATCTCACTTAATGCATAATTGCTATTCGAAAATAATAAAAAAAACATAAGTAATGCTGATAATAGTCTACTTTTCATACAGACCTCTTTTATAACCGAAATCATTAGACTCACAATTAGATATCATTTCAAGTTGATAATCATTTTTTCTATTGGTTCTGAAAATTTAGTATCACCTTGTTGTTTAAAATAATGAATTGATTTTTGGTAATTCACAACAGCATCATTTTTGCTCCCTATAGCACTATATGTATTTCCTAAATATAAATAAGTATAAGGATTATTAGAGTCTAACTCTAATGATTTTTTAAAAAGTTCTATTGCCCATTTAGAATAAAACTCTTTTTTTTCAGTAAAAACATTCACTACTTCTTTACTGGGTGATGAAATGTATGTTTCCATTTTTTTATAGACAGCGTAGCCTATAAAAAAATATGAGCCACTTAATTTTTTTATAGCCTCCTGTTTGTTGTCCTGAGCTAAAATTTGGCTTTCGGCAAATAATTCTTCTGCTTTGATAACATTGGCATCTGAACAAAAATTTTCATCAAATTGTGGAAAAAAGCTATACACCTCATACCAAAAAACTATAATATAAATTCTTCTGATAATAGGCTCTATTGCATTTTGTGGAAATAACTTGGGGATTCTTTGGATTAGTTTTTTGTAGAGTTTTGACCCAATTTTCTTTTCTAAATTTTTTTCTAAAAATTTAAGTAATTTTTTGATAATACATGGATTATCATTATAAATCTCAGTAAATACTTTGATTATTGTTTGTATTGATAAATTATTATATTCTTTACCATATGGGATATATTCTCTCCATTTATTGGTATAGCTTCTGTGTTCTTCTTTAGTGAGACAAATAGAAGGAATGATATCTGGGTCAACTCCAAAAATGTCAGCAAACCGTTTCTCTATCAAATGGTGAATCTCTCCATCGCACCCCCCTTGTTTTCTTAAATCTTTATAATTTTTAATCTTAGCACAGTCAATTTGAGCATTAGCAAAAGATAATAAAAAAAAATTCAATAATAAAATACTACCAACGATAGATGCTACAAGTGTTTTTAATCTCATAAAGTATGCTTAATAATTATTAAAATTTTATAATGATCTTCTGCATTTCACTATGGGCCGTTATTATTCTTCAGTTCTAGGCTTGTCAAACTTGCCATGCCAGGCAAAGAGGAATGACATTGTTCTCATCATTTACATAGATAAGTTCACGTCATTTTTAACAGTTCAGTTTCTTCAGTAGATGGATTTAATGGGTATATTTGAGCTATATCATAGTTCTTGTAGCTTTTACCTTGCTTCTAGTAAAAAAGCTGATCTGTTCACAACAAGGCACACACCGCCTACTTGAGATGTAAGCGCCACGTTCTGCGCGTTGGAATATGATTTTCTTTTAAATGCGCAAATTTCCCTTTTCGACTTTTAACGGAGAGCTATGCGATGTCAACACATGCAGCTCATTGGCGGTGGCATGGCCCATGTACCCGTCCTCATAGCCGAATTATTTCTTCATCTTTTTGTATCCGAACCAATCAGGCTTCTTACCAAATGATATTTGTAATTGGCTGATAACAGCTTTGTCGGCAATTTCCCAAACCACTTTATCATGATAGAATGGCTTTGAGTGAAGTGAAGGACGTTCATCATAGCAGAAGATTGTGAGAACTCGATCATCTGGTGCTGCAATTTCTTTTGTGGCACCCGAACCCAATGTATCGCCCTTAAATGAACCCTCTACCCACCCGTTAGGTGTCAAGTGATATTCCTGACATTCCTTGCTAAAAGTCAT